AAGACAATTATAGATAAATTTAAAAAATAAAGGGGTTAGATGAAAAAGTATGGATTGACTAATGATAACTGCAGATATGTATATCTTCCCGGCATACCTCCCAAGGTCAAGGGCTTTGTCATGGAAGATGACGGATATTATACAGTGGTTCTTAACCCTGCCTTGTCTGCAGATACGAATAAAAAGACCAAATTGCATGAGATTAAGCACATTTTACGAAGAGATTTTGACAAGGCCGACTGCGATCAGGTCGAAAGTGGCGTAAGGGGAGCTTAGGGGGGAAGTTTTAAAAATGCACTAAATAAGTAAAGGGTACAACTATGGATATAGAGAAATTTAAAGAACAACAAAAGCTATACGGGGATGCTTATATCGGTAATGTAATACGAATCCTCAGCAAAACTCGATTAATAATAAACGTTGGGAAAAGCGTGGTAAATACAGGAGATAGATTGTGTGTGTACTTTCCTGAGGCTGAATTAAATGACTTGGACGGCACTTCCCTCGGTATATATGAATATATCAAAGGGAAAGTAACCGTTATTGATGCCACTGATAATTATGCTGTATGTGAGAGTAGCGAAACGAAAACAAAAAAGCAATCGCCGTTATTTGCTATTTCACCTTTAGTAAATAATACTGTTGAAGTTATTGCACCTTTAAATATTGATGACTCAAGTGTTGATGAATTAAAAATCAAAAACAGAGCTATTGAGGTTGGAGACCCCGTCAAATTTGCTTGACAATTATAACTATTGTTGATAAGATAAGCAATGTAAATGATCTCTGCTAGAGAGATTAGAGAGAAAGCCTTTCTTATCATCAATTTGATAAGGAGGCTTTTTTTCTTGCCATACGATAAACCTTTTAAAACATTTGATGAACAACTGGAAATATTAAAGAATAGAGGGCTGAGCATCAATGATATGGATTTTGCAAAGATTGTACTTCAAGATATTTCTTATTATACAGTTGTAAATGGTTATAAGAACTCTTTGATACTGAATTGTAATTCTGATAATTTTATCCCAGGTACATCTTTTGAAATACTGTACACTCTTCACATGGTAAATATCAGCTTTTCAAGTGTGCTTTTAAAATACATTTCTTATGTAGAAAACTCAGTAAAGTGCAAATTGGCTTATTTGGTTGCTAAGAATTATGGTGTTTACACTGACTATAATGATTTAAAAAATATCAATCCATTAGATTATTTATACAGGGATAACTATATAAATAATCGTTTTCGAAATAATACATTGGAAAGTATTAAAAAAGATATATGCGGACATCAAGCCGGTTTAAGTGTCAAACATTACAAGAGCAAAAACCATATACCGCCCTGGATAGTTACTACCGCTATATCTCTTGGAGAAACAATCCATTGGTATAAAATTCTTAAGCCAGCTTTGAAAGATGAACTGCTGGATTATTTTAATTCTCTCAGCAGGCTTAATTCTTTAGACAAGAGGGAATTTTTTACAAAATCGTTGGATTTGTGTAAAGAATATAGAAATACTATTGCGCACGGCAATAAAGTATTCAGTGAAACTTTTAAAATTGAACTCCCTAAAAGACAATTGCAAGCCATATCGCAGGACTTCATGGACGGAATAGATATAGTTCAAAGCTCGGGTAGAAAAGGGAATGCCGCAATAATATTCGCAATACTTATTCTGTTGCGAAATAAATATGCGATATATAACTTTATCCATGACTTAGACAGTGTATTCTCTCCATACAAAGATGTTGATTTTAATGGCAAGAATATATTTGCTCTTTTCTCACTTCCCGACGATATCATTGACAGAATGCTGAAACTGCTTCCATCAATTATTTGATTTTTAACATTTTTAAAGCATAAAAAAAGATAACCCCAGGCACTTAGGAATGCTCACTGAACTAAATCAGTTACCCCATTCTGGGACCTAGTGTTAATCCTTCACAAGTTATCTATGATTATATTTTATGTTTTACACATTGTTTTGTCAAGTTTTATAATATTAATTTTTTATTATTCACTATTTTCCCGACATCGGGAAAATGGTAAGTATTTGATTTTTAACATTAAATATGCTACCCTAGAGGTGCGAAAGCCTTATTAGTTAAGGATAAGTAATCTCTAGCAGTACGCTCCCAGTATCAGGACAAAGCCGAACCTAGAGATTTTTTATACTCTCCATCCACCTAAATACCTCCTTGACGCACTATTTAAGGTAGCGATAAGGAAATTATATAGAACATATGTTCTGTTGTCAATTATGATTTTTCTTTACATGGAGTAGCATGGTGGTGTTTTGCAGCTAAAAAGAAAGGAGGTGTTTTAATGCCAAGTGTTTCCGTAAAAGTAAATCCAACAATATTAAACTGGTTGATGCAAAAAGCCCAGCAAGGCAATGTTGGTAGTTCTGTGATAGATTTAATAAAAAAATGGATATCCGGAGAAAAGGAACCTACTTTCAGTCAAATTGAAACTGTAAGTAAGAATATAAACATTCCTTTCGGTTATTTCTTCTTGGATAAACCTCCAGTGGAAGAGTGTAAGATAGTTGATTTTCGTACAGTTGACAGTATCAGCATTCATAATCCAAGTAGAGACTTAATAGATACTGTTGATTTGATGTCTAGCGTGCAAGAATGGATGTCAGAATACAATAGGGACAATGGAGCATCTGAGTATGTATTCGTTGGGAGTGTAAAAACAACTGATGATGTTATACATACGGCCAAAACTATTAGAAAAGAATTAAACTTGAACCTGAATTGGTTTGAAGATTTTAGAAATGCAAGAGAGGCATTTAACAGCCTGCGTAATACTATTGCCGACATTGGCGTTATTGTTATGATGAACGGTATAGTTGGTAATAATACGCACCGTCCTCTTAATGTATCCGAGTTTAGAGCATTTGCCCTAACAGATCCATATGCACCACTAATTTTTATCAATTCAAGAGATGCAGATAACGGGAAATTATTCTCTTTATTGCATGAATTAGTACATGTTTGGATAGGTAAAGATAATTTTTATAATGATGTATATGGATTATCTCAGAAAGTCAGTAAAGAAGAACAATTCTGCAATGCGGTGGCAGCTGAAATTTTAGTTCCTGATTCTATTTTTATAGATGAATGGTCCAGACAAACTGGAAGTAATGAAACAATTATTTATGAGCTCGAAAAAAAATTTATATGCAGTAGTTTTACACTGCTCATAAAAGCATTTAACACCCGTAGAATAGAAAAAGCCGAGTTTAATAGGTTATTAAATCTGTTTAAAGGACAATTTGAAGCAATGCTAAATCAGAAACAAGAGAAAATATCTGGAGGTGGTGATTTTTATAGAACACTTGCCACCAAATGGGATAGAAAGGTTATTCAAGCAATGTATTCTGGCGTACAAAGCGGAAGAAATCAATATAGAGATGTTTATCGCCTTACAAACACTAACGGAAAAACCTTTCATGAACTTGTTAGAAAGGCGGGTATTGTTTAATGTCGGAAATATTTTTACTTGACTCAAATACTTTCATTACACCTTATAGACTTTATTATTCATTTGATTTTGCGCCCGGATATTGGCAACAATTAGCTACATCTCTACAACTTGATAATGTAGTAGTTTTAGATGTCGTTTTTAAGGAGGTTTCAAAGATGGAGGATGAATTATCTACTTGGATAAAAAATCTGAACAACTTTAAACCACGGTCGACAAGAACATCATCTATTCTTGTAAATTATGGAAAAGTACTTAACTATGTACAAAGCTGTGGTTTATATAAAGATGAAGCACTTAGAAATTGGTCACAAGAATACGTTGCTGATCCATGGCTAATTGCCGTTGCAATGGATCTAAACGCTACTATAATCACTGAGGAAACTCCAGTTGGTTCTGGGCTTTCGACAAAAAATCCATCAAGAAATGCAAAACTCCCAGATGTAGCAAAAAATTTTGGAGTAAAGTGTAAAAATCTATTTTACTTTATGAGACAAATGAATTTTAAACTCTGAAACTAATTAAAAAAAGCCACCCGGATAACCAGATGGCCAAACATACCTCTGCAAGTTACTACTCACACCGATATGCCCTCAACAAGCTATATTGTACCATGTGTTGTAGCACCTTGCAACAGGTGTTATTTTTATACCCAAATTTAAGGAGGTGCAATATGGCAAAGGCTAAATACACGAAAACAAAGTCAGGATATTTTCGTACAAAAGTGTGGGATGGTACCTACAATGCAGACGGATCCAAGCATAGAATAGATGTCACATCTAAGAAGTCCAGTGCCGATCTGGAGCGTAAAGTCAATGAAATTAAGAATCGTGTAAGTCAGAATGACTTTATAGCTTCAAGTAACGAAACGGTATATGACTATGCCCTATATTGGCTAGATACTTATAAATCCGTGAAATCAAGAAATACATATCTATCATATAAGCGAACTATAGAATATCATCTTCAGGACTTCTATGCTCTTAAACTACAATCCCTTACAAGAGGACACATACAACAACTTATAAACTCAAGATTTGATAAGCCTCGTACCTGTAAACTTATAGCCCTCGTTATAAAGCAAATTGTAAAGTCTGCTATAAAGGACGGTATACTTGCCCCTGCTTCTTACGAAACTGTATGCACTGATATAGCACTTCCAAAATACACAGCAAAAAAGAAAGCTGTTATAAAGGCTGAGATACTCGATAGCATACTTGATATAGATTTTACAGACAGAGAAAAATGCTTTCTATACATCATATACGGCTGTGGCCTAAGGCGAGAGGAAGCACTTGCACTTACTAAAGATGATATAGACTTTAATGCGTCTGAAATAAGTGTATCAAAAGCTTTATGCTTTGACGGAAATAATGCTTATATAAAAGAGCCTAAATCTCAGCGTGGTTACAGGCGTGTACCTATGCCAGATTTTTTGAAAAAATTCCTGCAAGCCTACACGCAAGTATCAAGCTATAATCTCATTACTAAGCAGAACGGAAAGCAAATTACTGCAAGTAGCTATGTAAAAATGTGGCAATCAATACAGAATAAGATAGATAATGTTTTAGGAGTTGAATTCTCTAAAGAAATTACAGCACACTCTTTTAGACACAATTACTGTACAAGGCTCTGCTATCAAATACCTCTGATCAGCACTAAAATGATTGCAAAATTACTAGGGGATGATGAAAAAATGGTTATAGATGTATACAGTCATATACTTGAAGAAAAAGAAGATTGTCAGTCTGCAATTGCCAATATTTTTGATTAAATCTGTGCGACAAAATTGCGACATTAGGAAGTTTGCGACACGTTTGCGACATCAAAATGACACAAATTTTAGTCAAATCAATGTAGTTTGCCAATTAAAAAAAGTGGCTCAAAGCCTTATAAATCAAAGCTTTAAGCCACTTTCGTATTCGTGAGACACCCGGGACTCGAACCCGGGACAACTTGATTAAAAGTCAAGTGCTCTACCACCTGAGCTAGTATCCCATAAATCAGTATAGATAAAACAAAATGCCTTGGACCGGAATCGAACCAGTGACACGAGGATTTTCAGTCCTCTGCTCTACCAACTGAGCTACCAAGGCATAAATTGCGGGGACAGGATTTGAACCTGCGACCTCCGGGTTATGAGCCCGACGAGCTTCCAGACTGCTCTACCCCGCGTTAATATATAAACTCATCAGAAGCGGGGTACCGTCTCTGATGCAAAACAAATGGGGGAAGGTGGATTCGAACCACCGAAGGCGGTGCCAGCAGATTTACAGTCTGTCCCCTTTGGCCACTCGGGAATTCCCCCTCACTTGCTGTTTTAGGCACAGCAAAAGCCGATGATCGGACTCGAACCGATAACCTGCTGATTACAAATCAGCTGCTCTGCCAATTGAGCCACATCGGCATATTGTGTAAAATGGGACCTATAGGGCTCGAACCTATGACCCTCTGCTTGTAAGGCAGATGCTCTCCCAGCTGAGCTAAGATCCCATAAGCAATACACACATATTATACTGTATTCAGATGACTTTGTCAAGCTTTTCAACCTTTCAAACATCTGAGCGACCCGGATCGGACTCGAACCGACGACCTCCGCCGTGACAGGGCGGCGCTCTAACCAACTGAGCCACCAGGCCAAACTGAAGATATACCTTCAAAACCACATATCAAACACCATCTATCCATTTCCAACCAATCCGACTTGTTGGTTAAACCCTCGACCGATTAGTAA